ATCGAAATCCTTAACTTACCTAAAAATCCGGTAGCGTTAGCAGTAGCAAGAGCTTCCAACTCTGCTCTTTTTGCTAAAGCCTTATTTAAGTCACCGGTTTTTTGGTTTATCTGATCTTGTATATGAGTGTAAGCTTGTCCGTTTGCTTTAGCTGCTTCTAACTGCTCATTTAGAATTCCTAATTCATCAGTTGTTGATTGTATTTCTAGGTTAGCTAGATAAAAAGCTTGTCTAAATTTAGGAGTCTGCTTAACTGCTTCGATAAGCTTTTGAGAGTATGCCTCCATTGCTTCTGTAGCTTTGGTGACATCTAGATAAGCTGCGATACTTTGAAGACCGGGAATAGATGCAATGCTCTTTAGTAGAGCTCCGGTGAGACCTAAAGACTCCTCGATTGCTTTCTGTTCAAGTAAGGCTGCATTGATCTGCCGGGCAAAGGATGCTTCTAAACCAATACTCTCTTGCAGAATACCGTTTAGTTCTGTGAGGTACGCAGCTTCTACTACAGTGAGTGAATTACTTCTTTCCTTAGCAAGTAGGTATTCTCTTTCTAATTTTAAATTTTCAAAATTAAGGGCACTCTGCTTTTTTAACTTCTCTAATTCTCTAAGTGTTAGTTTGCCGTACTCAGTCTGCCTGTTAATAAGCTTCTGTGCAGTATCGGTTAAACTCTTAACTCCTTTTGTAATATTGCCGATAATAGTTCGGCCTTTAGTCATTTCATTAATAATACTCTGAAATGATTTAAAGGTGTATCCTAATTCATCGTTTATGTCCGCAATACGGGCTGCAATGGTTCCTGCGATAACCTGACCGTCTTGAAGTCCTTGTGCAAAGTTTTGAGATTGCCTGGTTGCTTGTTCTAATGCTGCAACCATTCTTTCAAATGCAGGAGCATCTGGTCCTAAAGTTGCCAACTGTTGTCTAAGTTGGGCTATGAGTCTGTCGAAGTCCTGTTGATTAGCCATTGATTATCCTAGAAGGATTACTTATAAATATTTTGTCATTTGGTTTTGGCTCCTAGCGTCTCGTTTGTTATCTTTTTAAATTGTTCTTTATCTACCTTTCCAGTTGAATCTACTAGTGTAGTCCCTTTATTTGGGTTTCGAGATTGCTTTACTTGTTCGTTTTGATTTTCGTAATGCTCTTTTATTTTATTAAAAGTAAACAGACGTAACCATATAGGCATGTTGTAGATCGTATGCCAGTCATACCCGCCCTGTCCGTGAAAACAGATTTCGTGTATTTGAGTAAATAGGTTTAATCTAGCTTGAGGGACCTCATTCAAAGTCAGGCCAAAAAAAGCTAATCCCGATTGGGATAGCGACCTCCTGACCGCTGTTGGTTGTAAACTTCAAATCAACTCCGGGCTGATTGTCGTTTACATGCTTCCTGAAAGCTCTTGAATAACGTGCAAAGAAATGATTATCAACAAAATTATTGATTACTGTCTTATCTGTATTTCCGTCTACTGCGGTAATCATATGCTTTAACCGAGTTGATAATTCAGGAGAAGCATCTTTATTAATTCTTTTGTAACCTTCTAATTCTTTAGTAATAACATTCTCATCTCGGTGAGTTAGTAGCTTATACGTTATTTTATTTTCGGTTTCGGGGATTACGTAGTTGTGTTCATTAATTCCAATGTTTGCTTCTGCTACCTGGAAAGGTTTATTATCTAAAGTAGATAGATCAACTGTGTACTGTTCTCCTCCAAAATTAAAAACGTAATCTTTTCCATAACCTAAGACACGGGCTGCAACCATTAAAGCATCTTTATCTCCAATTAAAAGATCATCGTAGTTGATTCTGCTCATAATTAAAGACTTAACTACTTCATCAATAACAGTTCCTTTTTGAATTAAAGCAGAATTAGTTAAGATATCTTCTTCTTTAGCAGTCATGTACTTCATTTCGATTTTGCCGGAAGATAATGGATTGTCTTTTGAGTAAAGAAGGCCTTTTGAAGGTAACTCAATAATTTCAGTTGGGATTTTGTTTTCTAACATATACTTCTTAGTTATAACTATTCTAATATAAATATATATGAATTAGGTTTAAACGTCCACTAAAACGTAACTTCCTTTGTAATTCATAACGTTGGTAGGTGACCAGTCGATTTCATCTGGGTTGATACCTGCTTTCTTAAATGCTTCTTTTAATCCGGTTAAAAATTCTTTTAATTTATCTGAAAGGTCTGAGTTTAGTTCTTCATCATATACTAAATAATCTTCCGCTTTAGTTCCATTAATTGAGATTTCCTGCCTCTCCTCTTCTGCTAATTCTTCAGCATCTACCATATCAATGATGCCTGTTCTTTTATCAGGGAGAATTTCTACGTTTGTTATAGGAATAATGCATGAGAAAGAATGGTTTACCAGTTTCTCAGCGTGTTCTAGCTCATCAACATCAGTAGTAAGCTTCTTTACTGTGCTTCCTTTTTGAAGTGCAATGCCATTATCTCCACCGCCCAATACCGTCCAGCCTTCGTCCTTGAGTTTTGATAACTCTTTTTTTAATCCGGGTGGAAAAATAACTTCGTTTAGTATTTGTATGAGTTTCATGTAATAAAAAAGCCCTCTCTAATAAATAGGAGGGCTCTTTCTTTAAGCTTATTGTTAATTAGAAGTTCAATACTGCGTAATCCATTGCGATAGATAAGGTAATTTCTTGAGCAGCTGCATCCTGTCCCCAATCCAAATCAGAGAATTTAGCAGACTTGATGAAAGCACCTTTCAAAATCCATTCAGAAACGATATCACCTACCGGTCCTAAGATATCGACAGTCAAATCTTTTTTGTAGAAATCACTATATCCATCACGGCCAGTTACTGATTCGTGACCTAGACGTACCCACTCCATAACTGCCTGAGCACCTGAAGGAGTAATGGGATCGTAGAGGGTCATGGTAACGTCGTTCCACTTAGACCGTCCTTTTACTTTTCTTTGAATGTTAATGTGATTCAAAGTAATCTCATCATTGGCAATTTCAAGGCCGGACAAGCCTTTAATAAAGAATGAAGGAATACCGCTTACATATAAAATAAATCTATTCTGTACTTTGGGTTCAAAGGCGGTGAAGAATATTTCGTTAGGTTGTAATACTGCCATCTTATTTATGTTTTATTGATTATAAATATCAGTTAAGTTGAATTACGCTGGGAAAGTAGCTCCTGTTGGAGTAACGTTGAAAGTTAAGTAGATGAATTCGGCAGTCTTAGTTGGTTGGATATAAATCTGACCTACTAATTGATTTCTGTCGATTACGTCTGCTGTGTTGTTTGTATCATCCATCACTACTTTATAGGCATATAATCCCTGTCTTTGTTGGATTGAATCCAGGTAAGGATTAACTTGAGCTAAGAAGCTGTTTCTGGTTGCGATTGTGTTTTGTTCGAATACTAATCCAAGACCAATTTGAGAGATATAATTTTTCAATTCGATTAACAATCTACGAACGTTTACGCGATCTAGAGCTGAAGCTTTTTGCTGCAATGTCTTTTGACCGTACACCACAACACCATTTCCAGGGAAGGTAGCAATTGGGTTAACTTTTCCTAAGTATAAAGTATCTCTGTTTGATTGAGATAATTTCTGTTCTACTCTAATTACTGTGCTCATTCCACCCCTGTTAATACCAGCAGGTGCAAACCAAGGCTCTCCAGCTGCATCGTTAAATGCATAAACACCCGGTAACATAGTTGAAGCAGGTACCCAAACATTCTTTCCTGTTGCAGGATCGTTTGTTTGAACCCAAGGCCAGTAAGCAGCTGCATAAGAGCTGTTAACGTTAGCAGCTTCTGCAGTTACAGCAGTTACTGTTGAGTTGTAATTAACTAAATCCATCACGAAGATGTTGTCTCCTCTGTTTTGAGTATTTGAGACGATAGTTGCCATTTTAGCACTGTGCCCGTTATACCATAAGCCAGGAGTCACTAATAAATTAAATTTGTAGTCATCTTGGTTAGATAACAAGTTAATCATGTTAGTGTAGTTACCTGCATCTAAACCCTGTGTATTTGTAGAGGTTAAAGCGTTGTAGAAATTAGC